ACGACCTTGTGGACTCTACAACGCAAGCCATCATGAGATTCAGGCAAGGCGGATTAATACAACACCCTGAAGATTACGTAGACGAGAAGAAAGACCCTACACCGAAAAGGTATTACTGATGAATAAAATTGAGTTTTTAAAATTTCTTGCCAACGCTCCCAAAAATTTAAAGGGGTATTCAGAACTTCTTGATTACGCTAGGAACTTTTATAAACAAGTAACGGGTGTATTTCCTGAAGGTATAGATAATATCTCTATCAAACAAGCTGTTAAAGAAATAGCTAATCAAAGAGATCCTAAAAAAGTTGTACCGTTTCCAAAGGGCGGCAAAGATAAATTAGATCCATTTAAACCAAGATCAGGTGAGTTTGGCATAACTGTTTTAGATGATGCAGGTAAACCTGTTAAAACTACTAGGGGAGAAACACCTGAAGGTATTATGGAGTTTTTAATGAAAAGCGGTAAAAGTGCAGATACAAATATTGGCACAGCACCAAAGACTACAAAGAAAAAACCAAAGGTAGATCCTGAATTAAAAAAGGCAGAAGATCAAAAACAATTATTTATGGATTTTGAAGGTAGAATAGAAACAGAACCAGAAATGTTAGCAAGAATGAAAAAGCAAAACAAAGAAGCCATTGAAAGACTTAAGAAGAAAAAAGAAAAAGATCTTAGTGATAAATTAAAAGATTTACCTGATGACATTGATCCAGATGCTATGGCAGATGGTGGTCGTATCGGTTTTTCTGGAGGTGGCGCAGGATTTGCCGGTGATCCAATGGAAGGTGATAAATATGTTATGAGCGATATACCCGGAAGTCCACAAATTCCTATGGGCCAGTTTGGTCCTGTTAATGTAGGAATTTTTGGTGGCGGTGGTTTTCGTAAAAATGAAATCGTACCTGGTGTTGATATGGCAACAACAGATCAAACTTTTGGAATTATGGGACAGATACCAATAGGTGACACAGGGTTTTCTATTGGTGGTGATTATATGAAATCAAGAGTCAATGAAAGATTTACAGGTGACCGTATACCTGGACAAGTTTTTAAAAATGTTCCAGTAGATAGTGATAGATTTAATATAGGTATAAATTTTAGAAAACAATTTAAAGACGGTAGCAAACCAAAGGATCCTAGTCGAAGAAGTTTTATAAAACTTATGGGTGGTTTAGCAGCTCTTCCTTTTGTTGGTAAATTTTTTAAACCAGCAGCAAAAGTTGTAGAAAAAGCTGCACCCGTAGTTCAAGAAGGAGTTAAACTTGGTTTTGAAAACTTCATGTTACTTGTAAATAAAATTAAAAAATTAGGTAAAGATGTAACTAAAACTTCTGGCACAAAGGAAAGAGAAAAAGTTACTAGATATGTAACAGATAACAATGAGTATGAACTCATAGAAGATTTATCAACGGGAGACGTAAGAATTGTTAAAGATAGGATGGGTGGCACAACCATTGGTGATGAAACTTTTGATACTATAAACGATAGATCAGTTTTAGATTATAGATCACCTAAATCTTTTTATAATAATCAAACAAAGAAAGGCGGTGAAACACTTGCTGAGTATGATGAAGTAAAAGAAGTTGCTAATAGAGATGGAACGTTTGATGATTTTGATGAGATAGATGATTTTGCTGTTCAAGAAATGTTAGAGGAGATTGGTAAAAAACCAATCAAAAAAGCAGGCGGTGGTCTAGCCTACATGCTAGGAGAATAATGAAAGTTTCTGAATATAGACAGATGATGGCGTATTTAACACGTCCTAAGTTTGGTAATGGCGGTAACGTGCTACCAAAAAAGAAACCCAAAGAAGAAGCAGAGAAAGTTAACAAAGCACGTAAAGAAAAAAATTTTGAAAAAGTAAAAGGTGCATTAGAGAATCCAAAAGAAGTTAAGGAGATGATGAATCTTGCTGATGGTGGTCGTATTGGTTTTAAACAAGGAAATCCATTTCCAATTACAGACGAGGTGTTAAAAGAAATAGATAATTTAATTAAAAATACTGATTTAGATTTAAAATCTATTGGTAAGAAAATTGGTTTTGGAACAGAAAAATCTCAATTAAAAATTGATTCGCCTGTAATGAAAGCTTACATAGAAAAATACGGTAAGCCAGCACCATTAAGATTAAAGCCAGCTAATCTTGCAAAAGATCCAGAGTATGTGAAGTTTGTAATAGAAAAAGTAAAAGAGAAGAAAGGAAATAAAACAGCTGTTTCAAAAGAATTAGGTATCGAAAGAAAAACGATAAACAATATTTTAAAACAAAACGCCCCAGAGTTAATGAAACCTGAAAATATACCTGGTCCTGAAACTGGACCAAAAAAAATTAAAAAAAGAGCAAAAGAAATTATTAAAGAAGGTGAAAAAAAAGCTGGTCCTAAAACTACAAAACAAGCAAAAGAAGTTATTCAAGGTATAACCGACAGAAATAAAATTTATGCAAACATGTCTGCAGAAGAACTTGCAAAAGATAAAAAATTTTTAAAAAGATTAAGACTTAAAATAAATCCTAATAGTGGTGCAGTAGATTTTACTGGATATACAGAAGCAAACCCTGTTAGAGGAAAAGTTTTTAATGATGTTGAATTAGCGCAGCATGCAATAGATAAAGCAAAGAAAGGTGAATTAATTGCACCTGATCACATAACACCAAAAAAATTTAGAAAACAAAATATTGGTTATCCAATTAATTTTCAACCTGTAACTTATATGGAAAACTCTCAGTTTGAAAATGCAAGAACATACTTAACTAATAATCCAAGTGGTAACGTAGCTCCAATTAACAGCTACTTAAAATCAAACAACAAAACAATTAGATTTGGAAAAAATAAATACGGGTATAGAGGTAATATAGTTTATAATTCTAAAACAGGAAATCAAACTTTACTTGATTTTGAAAAAAGAATTAACGTTGGTGGTAGAGGACCAGTGATCAGCACGTTTGGAGCGGGACAAAAGACTCCCTCTTTTGGCAAAGCAGGGCAGTTAGTAAAAGGAGTTGCAAAAGCAGAAGGTGTTTTTGCTCCTGCAATCATAGCTGGTGGAAGTATGTATGGTTTACCTTTTAAAAGATCTCTTTACGAAGCCACTTATGGTCTTGTCGGAGACAGTAAAAGCGATGTTCTTAAAAGACTTCAACCGCAAGCATCCACTTTTTTAAATTTTAATGATGCACAACAAAAATATAATACTCTTTTAAATAATTATAATAATGCTTCTCAAGAAGATAAATTTAGATTTAAAGATAAGATGGCAGAAAAAACTAAAGAGTTTGAAAATTTACAAAAACAATATTTAAATTTACCATTACCTGAAAGAATTCAATCAGAGGCTGCAGCAGGAAAAGCAGAAACTCAGTACACAGATTTATTAAAAGCAAATAGAGACAGACGTTTTAAATATGGTGTAATTCCAAAGCCAGAATTATTTATGGATATTAAAGATTATTTTGGAGGTATCGGAAAAAATATAAGAGAAAACATACGACCCACTGAAAATGTATTAGGCACTACAATACCCATGGGCAACATTACAGGACAAACACAGTATGATTTTGCAGGTGGTGGTATAGCTAAATTAGCTGGTAAATCATCGGGCAGACCACCAGAATCAGGACCCACTCCACAGGGCTTGGATTTTTTAATGAAACGTGGTAGACAATACTAGGAGTTTAAATGGCAGATATAGATAAAGGACTTCCTAACACTCGTACCGAGGTCAAAGTTCCGGGCGAAGAGGTCGAGGTAAAGGAAGAAATCAAAGAACAACAACCCGTTGAAGTTACACCCGAAGAAGATGGTGGTGCAACGATTGACTTTGAACCAGGTGCAATAAACATACCTGGCACAGATTCTCATTTTGATAACCTCGCAGATATTTTACCTGATAGTGTTTTAGAACCACTTGGTAACGAACTAAAACAAAATTACATGGACTACAAGATGTCGAGAAAAGAGTGGGAGAAATCTTACACAGATGGTCTTGACTTACTTGGTTTCAAATACGAAAATAGAACGGAGCCGTTTCAAGGAGCTTCAGGTGCCACGCACCCTGTGTTAGCAGAAGCTGTCACACAGTTTCAAGCTACAGCATACAAAGAGTTATTACCAGCAGACGGTCCAGTAAGAACACAAATTTTAGGTGTACCAACACCAGCGAAAGAACAACAATCACAAAGAGTAAAAGATTTTATGAATTATCAGATCATGGATCAGATGAAAGAATACGAGCCAGAGTTTGATTCTATGTTATTTCATTTACCCCTAGCAGGTTCTACGTTTAAAAAAGTTTACTACGATTCTATGATGAATAGAGCCGTATCTAAATTTGTTCCTGCAGATGATTTAATTGTGCCTTACACAGCAAACAGTTTAGATGATGCAGATGCAATCGTTCACGTAATTAAAATATCTGAGAATGATTTAAGAAAACAACAAGTAGCTGGTTTTTATTCTGACGTAGAATTAAGTCCACCAGGAATGCTTGTTAATGATGAAGTTTCAAAAAAAGAAAGAGAATTAGAAGGCACTAAAAAATCTGGAAAACAAATACCTATGTACTCACTTCTTGAGTGTCACGTAGATCTAGATTTAGAAGGCTTCGAAGATATTGGTGCAGACGGGGAACCGACTGGCATCAA